GTTGAGTTTTGTCTCCATTTCATCAAGTTTTTCTACCATGCTCTCAAGCACATCATATTTATCTTCAGGGATTGATACATAATGTTCTTCAAAAAGACCTCTCATTCCTTGGAGGAATGATTCAGTCATTTCGGTCTTAAGACCTTGCTCAATGACGAGTGCATTTTCTTCCATCCACTCGCCAGCAACATACTCTAGGTATGCATCTACACGCTCAGAAAGTTCGGACTTGATTTCCTCTACTTCTTCAGCAAGAGCAGTTGCATACTGCTCCTCAAGTGCTTCCTTAATATCAAAAACCTTTGAGCGAAGAGCGGCTTCGAAGATGGTGCGTGCTTTTTCTTGGAACTCTTCGGAGAGTTCTTCACCTTCGAGAAGAGCATTGACATCCTCTTCGATGTCAAACTCTTCCTTCATTTCTTCCTCATCCTCATCTTCTTCGTCTTCTTCCTCCTCTTCCTTCTTACCTTTTTTCTTACCGCCCTCTTCTTCCTCTTCCTCTTCCTTAGCTTCTAGAATTTCCTCTTCATCTTCGGTTTCTTCCAGGAGTTCTTCATCTTCATCATAATCAGCGTCTTCCTTCTTGAGACCTTTCATAGGATCAGCAGCACTTGCACCCTTAGTTACAACATCCTTAACTTGCTTAAGGGTTGCACCTGGGGTTTTTAGTTTTGCTGAATCATCGTCGGGACGATAGTTTGAAGGATCTGGTCCACCAAGATCTTCCCATCCACCGGTTTGACCAGCAACGGATCCTGCTGCTAGTTTTGGCATCGCTTCCGCTGCTTTGGCATTAGCATTTACAGCGGTTTTGGATTGCTTAGTGCCTACTTCCATTTCTTGTAAATCTCCACGAGACATTTGAACTCTCCGTTTAACCTTAGTTATAAACTATATTTATTTATAAATTAATAAATTACAATGAGTTTAAGAACTCATTGAATAACGATAACTTATAGTTTTCAAGAATACCTTGATCAACTAAGTTATTTATTTTAGTTTTTGCACCCTGTGCAAATTTTTCTCTCAGGATACCACCATCCCAAATCCACTCTTTTCCTTCCATAATTCCCTGAACAAATGCATCGGGTGCAGAAGGGTCGGCAACAATATCAGCAGCAGTTGCAAGCATGAAATCCTCACCAACTTCTGCGTATCCCTCATTGTTTTGTTTTACGGATCCAATACCACGAGAAGAAACGCCGAGAGTAACTCCTTCTTTTAAAAGGGATTCTGCAATCTTACCCATCGGAGTGGAAAGAATCTGTGCCTTGCCAATGAAGTTGTTTCCTTCACGATGAAGTGAAACAATCTTGTGAGAAACACGATCAAGATTCACGGTTGGACCATCTGGGTGTCCAAGTTCTCCTAGAGCACGACCTTTGTTGACATACTGCTCACTATAACGCCTCACTTCTCTTTCCATAACTGGCATACGATACATTCTGCCGTTACGGTTTACGACTTCAGTTTGAAGGAAAGGACCTTGAATATAGAGAGTCTTCTTACCATTAATCGTTTCGGTAAGAACTTCTACTGCTTCTATTTCTTCAGTAATAAGTTTCATCTTAGGCATCTCCGGAGATTTGAACTTGCTGATAATATAATGCTCCTGCTCCAGTGCCGTGTGCAGAAACTTTATTTGAGTTGATTATATTTGCATCTGTTGAAGAGAATGCAGTCACTATTCCGCTTGAGTTATAGTTAACAGTCATTCTAGTTTGATAATAACCATTCACTCCCGCAGATGAATCTACAGATTGAACTCTTTGATGTGCAAAATTATAGTATGATTGTCCACTTACTGTCAGTGAAACATAATCGCCAACACCAAAAGGAACTTGAGTTCCCTCTGGAACAGTAATAGTGGTTGTTGTACCTGTGGTAACTCCAACAACTCTATTAGATGCTCTAGTCAAAGCTAAAGTTTCTGTTCCTCCTGCGGGAACATAATAATCAGTAGTTGTTGCCGAAGGAGTTCCTCCAATAGCAATATATGCAGATCCTCCTACAGCAACCACTCTCAAAACGCTAGATTGCACTGAAAATGCAGATGATGTAGTTGCAGCACCTGCTGTAAATGTGAATGAGGAACCTGCTCCAACTGGTCTATGTGCCATTATTTTATTAGATACACTTTTACTTATTTATAAATCTCTATTACCTACTAATCTCTTCCCAGTCCATAGAAGCATGAATATCTGCGCCATTGGCATCAGAAGCACATACAATAGAAAGTTCATAAGGTGTTCCAGATAGTGCATCTCTTTCCAATTGGAACTTAAATAATGCCTCTTTAAGAATATCTACTGGTGTTGAACCTTGATTAGAACCATAGACATATCCGGATGCCAGTATTCTTCCACCAGTATAAGTTCCTCCATCAATCTTATATTCGATAGCACTGTCAACACCAGCATCAACCCAAGTTCCACCAACAGATGTTCCAGTTGCTCTTACCTGCCAGTTATAAGTTGCATTATTTGTAGTACCTAAAATAGAAAGTGCAGTCATAATTACAATTGCATCCAATCTATTTGGTGTTGCTTTGAGACGAATTGATAAAACAGTATAATAAGTTCCTGCTGTTGTTAAATCAACTGGTGTTTGTACTGGTGTTCCTATTGCTTGCTGCAATCCACGAAGTTCATAACCACCTTCTGAAATTACAGTAGAACAAACTTGTTTAAGTGTGCTTGCGCTAGTTGTAATTCCTGTATTAGCAATTTCATATCTTAATGGTAATGATGCTGTTGTGATATAAGTTGTATTGATAAGATTTGCGTGATGGAATGAGTGGCAGTGAATAAACTTACCATCAACTACAAATCCTAGTCTTACCGTTCCGAGTCCCAACCATTCAATATCCATCCACAAAATCTGTGCTTTGCTGATATCTAATGTGACCCCAGATGGATTGAGATGCCCAGGACCAAGCATCGTATCAACATTCCATTCGTGTTGAGATTTTCTAGTTTCTGTTAAAACTCCAGGAACATAAGTTCTTTCTACAAAAAATAAAGTATCTCCATCAAGTTCCAAATACATTCCATTATCTGCACCATAATATCCTACTCTTTGGCGAAGATTTGCTTTTGCTGGATTCATTACAAATGTATTCAATACCTGTAATGATTTTCCTGGTTGATATGAAAATACTTTTGTGGTTTCTCTAATGACTGATGCAGTACTTCCCACCCCAACATCCATATTAATCAAACCTTGCGCTGTTACGAATCCAACTGTTGAACCAGTACCAACAACTAAACCACTCCAAAGATTATTGTCTCTGTATCTATGCGAACTATCAAAAAGTGTAAGTGGGGTAGACATTCTTTGCCTACCAAATGCGTCAGTTGATGTCGAAGGTAAAGTAACTGATACTGTTGATGAAGTTGAAATTCCAACAGTTCCAGTAACTGGAAACGGGTTTTGGTGGCTTATTACTTGCCCATCGCTTGATGCAACACCGACAACTTCAAATAGAGATCTTTCTTGATTTAAATAATCTTGAGTAGTTATATTCCACTGAGCCATTTATCAATCAATCCACTCTAATTTTGATGGGTGGTATCTTTTTGCGTTTTTAATATTAAAGTTTTTTTGTTCTACTGGATATATTTGTTGAACCACAGCACCGGGGTATTGATTTTGCAATTGCTCACCAAGATCTCTTTTGGAGGGAACACCACTTTGTGTAGTCATTTCCATTCTATAAAGACTTCCATTCCAGAGAACGTCGGCAACATATTCTTCACCGACAGACTGTGGTTCTTCCTGCGAAGAATTAATGTAAAGATTTCCGTTAAAGTCTCCGGAAATATTTACCGACTCTGAAATGAACTGCCTATAGGATTTCATTCTCCCTCTTCTGTTTCGCTATTGAACATTGCATTAGATACTGCTGGGCGAAAATCATCAATTTTCTCAGCAGACTTATTGAAAAGTAGTTCTTTAATTTTGTCACTGATTTGTGATGGTGATTCATCAGCAGCGATCATATCTAAAAGGTCATCCATTGTAATACTTAAGTTAGTTTTTCTTTATTTATATCTCACCACCCTTGGGCATTTTCATCGGAGAAGTGTTCATTTGAGCAACTCTAGCATTTACTTCAGTTGCACCTCCGTTTGCTGCATTGCCAAGATTGGGTTCCATTACTGGCTGCCCCAAATCCATACCTTGCTGTAGAGGCATTCCAGTCATTGGATCTACCGGTGCATTTGGATCGGGAATAATACCGTCTTTAATTTCTTTCTTCATGATCTTATCTTGCTCTAAGATTTCTTCATCGGTTTGACGAAGAATCTTGCGTCTCACATAATCCTGAGAGAAATATTTACCAATGTAAGGTTCCGCAACCTGAACCATACCCAATCTTTCATTTAAAAGTTCAGCATCCTTTAGTTCTGAGAAATGATTATCATAAAGAAAATCGAACTGGATATGCTCACTCATAACCTCCCAATCTTCAACCGATACGATATTTTTTAGAATCAGTTGAGTTTTGAGCATATCAAGGAACATATTTGAAAATCTCTTCCTCAAACGACCAACAAACTTAGTAAATTTCAGTTCGTCTCTTAAGATTTCTGATGAGCGACCAAGATTAAATCCACCTTCCCCATCCATTCTTGATGGTGGTACATTTAATGAGCTATATAACTTCTTCTTAAAATATTCAATATCGGTAATCTCACCAAGATTTTGTCCACCGGGTAATGTTGAGATCTCTGTACCTCTTCCACCTTCTCTTCTAGGAAGCCAAAAGTCCTCAAGCATTGCCATGAATTTTTTGTCATCACGAATTTCTCCGGTGCTAGCATCATATACTTGCTTGTTACGATAACGCATCATAACATCACGAAGATATTGTTCTGCCTTAACTTTGGGAAGATTGCCTACATCGATATAAAAAATACGACGCTCTGGTGCTCTCGATAAACGATAAATGACCAAGGAATCTTCAATCATGCGAAGTTGATTGAGAGATTTGATTGCTTTATGTAAGTATGATAAAGTTGATCCTTTATTTCTATCTACCAATCCAGAAGTGCAATATGTGATTGCATCTTTTGCAATTTTCACACCCTGACTTGCCCCAGTAGAAGCTTGAGTTCCTGTTGGGTATCCAGATTTTGGATTATAAATGAAATACTCCTCAATCTCGGGAAAATCAAAATCCATCGGATTTTCTATTCCGCCCATTAGGGGAGATCTTCTGTAAGTATTATTATCTTTCTTCTTTTCTTTGCGAACGTATCTCATTTTCATAGAGTCGATGTATCTCAACTCTTTAATACCTTCGTGTGGATTTTTTAAATCGATGACTTTATGGTAAAAGATTCTGCCATCAATATACCAGTTTCTATAAATTTCATGACACTTCTTATCAAAATCCAATAAGTCTAAAATGTGTTTAAACTCTTGCCTTATTTTCTTTTTAATGCCATCGCTAGCATTTAAGTTGTCTAGATCAATATTGATGGGACTATCATTACTATCCGAAACAATAGCCTCATTTACAATATCTTCAATGGCACTGTCACACTCTGGATGAAGTGCCATCTCACGATATCTTTTGATTAACTCATATTCTGTTCTATAAACACCTTCAATATCAACATATGAACCAAAAAAACCACTACTCATGTAGTGATCTACCCCGTCCTCATTATTGGGGGGAACGGGGGAGACAGCACTAGGAGATAATGGTTCAGTATCCTCTATTGAGAATCCAAATAACTTTGCCATAATTTATTGTTGATTTTATCTATTTATTAACCGTTTGGAGTCGTGTTTGCTTCTTTTCTGAAGGACTGAACTTGGAACTCAACTGTAAACTCTTCAATGGTATCTGAAGAGTCGTATGATAAATCAATGGCAGAAACGTTAGTTGGGAAAATACTTTCAAATGTGTAGGTTGAAAGAACCGCATTTGAAGTACCAGTGTTGTCCTTGCTGCTAGCAACAGATCCTCTTCCAAGTTGATAAACAGTTGCGTCTACCATATATGCCGATGGATCGGTCGCACCCAAGTTGTTGCTTAACTTGGAAATCTTTTCCATCCAATCCTCAAACGCAGTTCTTAGACGGAATCCTTCATCATTGATGATAGTAACAGTCCAAACATCAAAGGTTCTGTCGCCAGCAACCTTGAAGATTCTTCCTCTGAAAGGAACATCAATTGATGCGATGTTGGATGCTGGAAGAGCAGCTGCCTTACACATGTATCTGAAGTTATCCGCATCCCAACCAGTGATTCCATCTGGTAGTTTTGCTAGTTCAACCTCAAAAAGGTTGGGGCGGGCACCGCCCCCAATAAGAGCAGACTTAAACTGTGAGATTGTCTTATTTTCTCTGGATGTTGCCATGATTAGTTTCCTCCTTTGTTGGCGTTATAAAGGTTAATTAAACTCTACCTACGACTTCTTCAAAGCTCACACCAGTTCTGGTTGCAACGAAGGTTAGGGTTACGTAGTTGATAGACTTTGCAGGCTTCAAGAAGATATCTGCTCTAAACTCATTGTTATCAATAACATCAGGAGTGTTGTTTGTGGTATCGCAAACAACCAGGAATCCGTAGAGACCTCTCTTTGCTTGAACATCACGAAGATATGGTTCAACAATATTTCTAAAGTTTGCTCTTGTCAGTTCATCATTCAACTCGAAGAGTTGTGCTTGTGCTGCTCTCTGAAGCGACTGTTCAATGGTTAGGAACAAGCGACGAACGTTGATTCTATCGAAAGCGGAAGCATATCCGAGAGCGGTCTTATCGCCAAAGAGAAGTGTTCCTATTCCAGGTTGAGTAACGATTGCGTTAATTCTTTGGGGATAGAGTTGATCTCTTTGTGCTTTATTTGGATTGTATGCAAGTTTGATTGCATTGTTCAGAATTCCACGCTGTTGTCCTGCTGGTGAGAACCAGGGATAGGCAACGATGTTTGTGCGGCACATTAGACCTGCCACATCGGCATTACATGGGATATATACAAACTTATTATTAAATCTATCATAAGTGTACTTATATCCACTATCGAACACTGCATATGATGAGGATGATAGCGAACTGAAGTACTTGATAAGATTTGTGGTTTGTGTAGTGGTATTGGTAATACCAATCAAGTTTGCTCTGTGAGGTCCGACTGTTGCAACACAATCCTTTCTTTGTTCAGCAATAGAAATCAGATATTGTGCTTTTGCTTGCGTATCTGACTCAGAATCAAAACCAGGACCCATGATCAAATAATCAACTTGAATCTCGTCTTTGTTTGAGAAGAGGTTATATGAAGTGATTAGATCACCTAGAGTTGGTTTCATTCCACCAGATGCTGAGTAATCAACACCACCACCTAGAGTGTACGTTTTATTTCCAACAGCACTGAAAGTTACTCCCTGTGCATTTAGACCCCATAAACCGTTAGCAACAGTGACTGGAGTAAATCCAGTTGAGAATCCTGTTGCTCTTGGCGAAGTTCCCCAATACGTATCAGCAGCAGAAGATGGATTTCCACCCGCATAAACTTGAGATGAAAAATCTGCAAGATATTGTTCGTACCAGATTTTTTGTGGAGAATTTACTGCAGAAACCGCATCAAGTGCTTTTGAGAGATTTAGATGCTTCTCCAGGAGAGTTGCCTGATTTCCACTGATCGTTCCCAAGTCATCTACAACAACTACGTGCAGAGCATCATTTTTGCTCTGTCTATCAATGGCATATCTATTGGAAACTGGTTTTGGTGCAATAGACTTCCAGTAGATCGTTGAGTTTGTAAGACCTAAAGTTTGCTCATTATACCAATCAGAAACTGAAACTGCAGTTACTCCAGATCCTGCTTGAGTACCAGCACTGGTAATGAACTTGAGACTTGCAGTAGCAGTAAATGCAGCACCTACAGATCCTTCAGCGTAATCAACATTTGTTTCAGTTCCTGCAGTCGAAACACGAGAAACTATTTTTACACTAATAGTGCTATTGCCATTTGTAGCATCGGTCGAAACACCAGTAATAATACCCTTTACATATCCTGTAAAGGTAGTTGATGTTCCGCTTGAGTTTGCGATTAGAGTCGTTACTGAAGAAGTGACTCCATATCCAATCGTAGCACCAACACCAGCGAGATTGGTTGTATTGATTCCGATGATTTGATCTGCAAGATCATCGATGAAACATACTTTCAGACCATTTGCCCAAGAACCTGGGTTCTTCGCAGCAAAAATAAAACTATTATCGTCCGAATGATTATTGATATAATCATCATAGTTGTCAATTTTTAAACTTGTGTCTGATGCAAGACCTACGCCAGCATTAGCATTATTGAGTGTAGATCCACCAGTTCTAACAACTTTGAGAACTCCGCCATATGATAGGTAGGATGATGCACTCATCCAGTACTCATATTGGGTGTCTGATGAAATGGGCTTACCAAATACATTGATAAGATCTTGCTCTGTAGTGATGTCAATTGGGTAGTCAACTGGTCCGATGGGGAAAGGTCCTGCAATCGCACCAATGTTATCTAAAACATTATCAGCTCTTCCTACTGTTAAATCAACCTCCCTTACCAGTACTCCGGGAGATAATTGAGGAGTCGCCATGTTTTTCTCCGTAATCTCAGTTTATCTAAAAAATATTTATTAAAAATTTACTTTACACAGGGGAAACTGGAAGTGAGCACTACCAATCGGGATATTGCCAATTGCAAGAAAACTTATTACCTCTTCTAGAATTTGCAACTCTTTCTACAGTACATTCTTTACATTCATATGAATATGAAGATGCTACAGGACCTCTATCCTTACGAGTTCTATAAAATCCATCTATGAGGTTTTTCATTTCCCCACAAACCCTACATTTTCTGTCTACTAGTAAAAGGTGTCCTAATCTTATTTGTTTGTCTAGCTCCATTAAGTTAGATACTCCCACATATATGCTCTATCTCCGTATTCATCAGTGTACCATCTGTCGCCTTCGCCATCTACAAAACTATTTTCATCTAATCCATCCGTCATAAAACCAAATGGTGCCATATCTTGTTCTATTTGGTTTTTCTGTTCTTCATATAATCTTTTTCTTACGTCTTGATCTGTAAGTTCTTTAAAATAATCTTGTGCTACTAACCACGCATAAATGACCAAGCACATTGCTAAATCATCATTACATCCCTCTTCCGCTTCAAAAGAGTTATGCTTTTGAATGAATGTAGTTAACTCACTCATTATTTCATAGTCACGGAAAAGAAGTTTATTTTCCTCAATCATTGTTTTCAAGTTAAGGCATCCAACCTTCTTCACAGTTTTGGACATCTTTACGCCAAGTTGAGTTTTCTTTCCAGAAAACCCCTGACCTACTATTTGTCCCGCTCTACCTCTCATTGAACACATCAACAAGTTACTGTATTCCAGATCGTATTGGAGAATACTTGCTACTTGGTCTCCAACATCATTTACTTCACACAAGATATATGCATTATTATATGCTGTTGCTGCTTCATGTATTATGCTTGGAAAAAGCATTGGTTTAATCTCATTATTTCTATATTTGGCAACAACTTTGTGAGGAAACTGAGTTATGTCTACTACAGTAAAGGCAGAATAATCATTACCAACTCCTCTAGCTACGTCTACTGTAATCAAATAATCGTGATTTTCTTCCGGATCGTCATAAACATCTAAACCACCACTTTTTGTTTTGGGACTTTCGTAAATTAATACTCTGAGTTTACTTGGAGCAATCAAAGTATCTACAGATCCTAAAAATTCGCATTCAAACTCAACTTTAAACTGCTGATCTGAAGTGTTGGCAATAGTTTGCTTCTTCCATTCCTCATCTCTTCCAGGAACCTCACTCCAATGAACATCAGTAAAGACATATTCATTCTTACCTTTCTCCGCATCATGCCACATTCGGTAGAAGTGATTCATACCGTGTGGTGTAGAAACAATTATAACTTTAGTTTGTTTACCTGAAGTGATGGTTGGATAAACTGATGCAAAGAATGAATCTGCAATGTGATTTGGAACGAAAGCAAATTCGTCCAAAAATAAAATGTTGAATGACATACCACGAACCGCAGAAGCAGAAGTAGAAGCAGCCAAGATTTTACTTCCATTCTCAAGTTCAAGAGAACCTTTATTCCAAGATATGATGCCTTGTTGCATCCACTTAGGCAAGTTTTCATAAGCAGTCTGTAACCTATCCAGGAGCTCCCTGGCTGTCGCTGCTTTGTTTGCTAGGATACCTATATTAACGTTATCGTTAAACACTGCATAATGGAGCAGGAAGGACACTACAGTGGTTGATTTACCAGTCTGTCGTGGCATCTTACAGATATTAAATCTGTGATTGTGAAAGTTATTAATTAACTTTTCTTGGAAATGATATGGTTTGAATGTTTGAAGACCATGATCCAGAGTCACGATCTTTACATAATTATTTGCAAAATAAACCGGATCATCTTTACACTTAACAAACTCAAGGATTTGTTCCTGAGTAAACTCAATCGGAGTATTTGCTTTTTTTAAAAGCGGATTGCCGAGATAAACATCATTTGACATAATAAAACCTATGATTAGTTACAGTTCCAACGACGAAGTGCTTTGTTGATTCTTGAATCGGGATCTCTTGCAGTCTCTGCGGAAGTTAGTTTTGACTTCATACCTTTCATTCTTCTACAAAATGAAGAACGGCGTTTTGCTCTTTTACCCTCTGGATTCTTTTCAGTTACTGCGGTTTGAAGTTTTGAACCCGGATTTTCACTACGATATGCTTTGACTGCAGCGGGACTTAATCCATCAGTCTTATCTTGGCGATTTACTTTTTGCCAATCTTCATCAACTTCAACTTCTTCTCCCATTGGTTTTATATAGTTTCTATTTGGACCTGGTTTCGCCACACTTCCACCTTGAGGACCAAATGCTTGGATGAGTGGTTGTCCTGGTTGTATTTCTGATACAGTATGATAAACTACATTACATCCTGGATAAACTTTTTGTAGTTCATCGGTTATTTCTCTTCTCGTTGGTATTTTTGCCTGTGGGAAGAACATTCTAAGCGAGTAGTATTTTCCTCTCCAGGAAAGAGTTACTGCAATAACATTGCCAGTTTGTGATCGGAGACGTATTGCTTCTTTTATTTGAGATTTAAATCCTTCAATAGGGTCTGGTTTAATTAAATCTATAACTTCTGCAAAAGTGTTTCCGTTCGCATCTTCAATTGTTTCTTCCGATGTTGGCACACAATTTGGAACTACTTTTTTACCTTTCTTTTTCATACCAACTTGTTTATAACCAGACCAACATGCTTCGTCCATCTCGCCACTTGAAACATAATCTGCTGCAGTATCAATATAGTCTGCCGCTTTAGTGATCTTTGATTGAACCCATGCCTCCAAGTCTCCCTCACCCTTTCCCACTTTCATTTGAAGTCTTTTTACTGCGTCGGCAATAGTTTTTAACTCAGATCTTGCCATCGAATATTCATGATCTTTAATAGAAACTTTATCCCACGCTTTTCCACCATAAGAGCACTCTGATCTTGATTCTCTTTTGTCACATAGTGGACAATATCTTTGTTCTTCAACTGCCTCTGATTTATTGCCCCAGTTGTCTGCACCAACCTTACGACATTTGACAAGTGCTCCAGATGCATATGCACTTGGCCAAACATCATAACGAGATTTTACTTTTTGGTAACAGGCATCTTTCTTTCCACTACTCTTACCTGGTTTATCTTTTACTTCTTGCAGGTCCATGTCTTCAGTTCTAACGTTAGTTGGTTTTGCTCCACCAGTTTTTTGTGGTTGATTGGGGTCTTGAATATTTTTTCTACGTCTTGCCATTTCTTCTTCATCTTTTGAAAGTGCTCTTTTCATTTTTGAACTACCACACTTTGGTGTAGAAGTTTGTCCTGGTTGACGAGCACATGGTTTACCTGCCCATTTTCCACCAAGTTGAACCCACCCACTTTTACCATCGGATGACTTTGATTTACCAAACCAATCACGCAAACCTTCATCTCCGGATTTGGATTCTTCTTTCACATCCTTGAACTTTTTGTGTTCTTTTTTTGCGGATGCCTCCATTTTTTTCAAACGAGTATAATAATCTGGAATTTCATCCAAATGCTGAAGAGCAATATCCATTGCAAGTTCATGATTTTTTGTATGTTCATGCTCAATAGGTTCTCCCATATCAAGTTGCTTTTGTATAAAAGAAACATCTAGACGATGTTTCTTTGCAATTTGCTCAACTGTTTTATGTGATTCCAATCTTGGCATTTAAATGGTAGAATACCTTTTTATATTTATTAATCCAAACTATCCTGAGTTTGTTGCTTTAGAAGTTTTGCCAACTCTGCAGTGGAACCAACAAATAGAGCATTATTGACAGTTGTTGGACCTTTGGGACTATCTTGCTCAATATCTTTTAACTTCTTCTGTAAGTCCATTAACTTGTCAGTTGCATCGGCAACATTTTTTATTAGTTGACCGGCAACTTCATAAGCACGAGGCATTTCACTTTCTTGTGCCAACTCAAGAATACCATTTATTGCTTCTTGTCCCTTCTCTATTAAAGAATAAAGATTTCCTCTTGTGTATTCATAATCCTTTTTTACGTCTTCATTTGCAGAAGAAGTTTTTTCAATCTTTTCTACGATTTCTTCTTTTTCCGAAGAAACAATAGTCCCTTCAACATTGAAAGTATCGTTTAGACTATCAAACTTTTTTGTCATTTTCATATTCAACTAGTTAACCCACTAAACCCAAAATCATCTCCCTCTTGTATAAGAGTGTTGTCTGTTGCAGTTATTGATTTGATTTCGGATCCTGACAAGTGTGAAGTAATAGTTGTATCGTCTCTGCCCCTATCGACTGTTAAAATATTTCCTGATTTTGATTTTACATACAGTTCCTCGCCTTCCAAATCAATATATGTATTGGCAGAAATTCCACTGGCATCATTTACTGTAACTAGAATATCCTCTGGTCCAATGTCCTTAGATAAGTTTGTAAGTACGATTCCAGTATAGTTTTTGATCGCTCTTGGCGTGGACGAATATACAACATTTCTGGTTGGATTGTCTGTAGAATCTCCAGTAATATAACTGATTGTTGTTTTCTTGATAATATCCTTCGTTGCTGTAGATATTGGACCAAATAGATACGTTTTTGCAGTAAATCTTAGTGTATAAATTAAAACTCTTCTAGTAGTAAAATTCCCCTCATAATCATCCTGCATTGTGATGTTTTCCAAAATAACTGGGATATCTCTTTTTTCGTTAATAGAATCTACTAGTTCAACTGTTATATTATATGAAGGTTGGAAATATGGTAATATTTGTTCTGTGATTTGGAGGGCATCATCATTCAGTTTTGCCATGACTGTCAACTCAAACTGAAGATTATATGGAACTGGCATATATGCCTTTTTAGTTATAGATCCATCTGTAGAATCTTTTACCGTAAAAAACTGGGCGGTGGAAACTTTTCTTGATGCATCATAAGTTAATCCAGTCAGTTCAAATGACATTCTTGGGAGTGTAATTTGAATGGGTTTACTCAAATCTGGGGATTGCTCAAGTCTAGCTAAAAACTTTTGAGTTGGACCATATGCTAAAGGAACCTTAATAACACTAGATACTTCACCATTAGAATCAAAATGTTTAATAGTTATATTATTAAACAAAGATCCAAATGCTATAACAGTTTTTCTTAATACTTCGTGATAAAAATAATCAAACATGGTTTTAATATCTAATGTTACTAATAAACATAATAACTTCTATTTATGTTTATGGCATTCCGAAGGGGTTAAACTCTGAGAAATCTATGATCTTATCCGCTTCAGTTTCTATGTCAGTATTATCCGCATAACCATCATCAACAACATCCGTATTAATCAATCTTACTTTATAAGATGCTGATGAAGCAGATCCAACAATAGTTTCTCCAGCAACAAATTCTCCATCAACTGTTGCAATCTCTAGTTTATTTGTGATTGCGTTCCAGGAACGAACTCTGGCTGTAGTTCCACTAATGGATCCTACAATGACTTCATTAAACTGATATGTCCCTATTCCCGAAGTAAATGGTGAAGATATTGTAACTGTTGGTGCTTGAGTATATCCAAGTCCAGAATTAGTTATTTGAATAGATGTTATGTTGCCAGCATCATTTACTATTGCTGTAGCAGCGGCAGAAACTGAAGATACTCCTGCAAATGTTATTGAAGGTGCCGCAGTGTATCCGGATCCAGCGTTTGTTATGGTTATTATACCAATAATACCATTTCCTATAGTCGCTGTTGCCGCAGCACCAGATCCACCTCCATTAATAAATCTAACTCCGGGAGCAGTTGTATATCCAAATCCGGGATTTAATATTCTAACTTCCTGAACAGATTTTGCTGATGGATTTATATTGTCATTACATGCAACCACGCCACCAATCATAACTGCAGTTGCTATTCCAGTGGTTCCTCCGGATGGTGCTGAAGATATTCCAATCCTAGGAATACCAGTGTATCCCCCACCTCTATTTGTAACGGTAATGAATCTAATTCCACCATTAACAATAGATGTGACTGTTGCAGTAGCAGTAGATCCAACTCCAACCATTGTTAATGTTTGTATCGGACCAAGGGAAGTAAATCCTGAGTCTAGGTTCGTTCCAATGCCAGACAGAACATCATCAATTTCATCAACTCCGGTGTCAATAACCTCATCTTCATATCTAAACAACTCACATCTCAGTTCATATGTGTAGTTTTTCTGAAGTTGATAAAAAGGTTTTTCATGCTCAACATATTTAATTTCAAAAAGACGATCTCCTAATGGAAAATATACCAAATCACCCTCTTTGGGTCTAGATGATATTTTTATATTAGATTTTCCTTTTATTAGTGGAGAAATGTATAAGGAAAATCTTTCCTTTGAAATAGTTAACACTATTTCATTAAGTGCTTGTATTCCAAACTTTGAAAGAATAGTTGGATTTTCGGCATATCCGTCATAACTGTTGACATATGCCTCTATAGGAAATGCGGAATCGAATAAAGATTCTATCACTTCCCTTATAACAGTTTTTTCAGTTATAAACTTTCTGGGCAAATAATAAACTTCAACACCATACATTCTCAACTGTTCGTTGATTAAATCTTGTATGAGTCCTTGCTCTTGTGGAGTCCCTTGCTGAAAAAAAGGATTTAGCATATGATTATCCTATCATATCCAGTGGTGGTAACTCATAAGTGCTAGACATTTTTTCCATTAAAATATCTATATCTCTTTGTGCATCATCATATATTTGCCTTCCATTCAGTTCAACTCCACCGGGAAGTTTTACTCCTTGGAACTTGATTAAATTCATTCCCCATTGTTTTTTAATGAGTGCAGTTAAATATATCTTCAGGAAAGAATCGTTCCAAACCCTTGAATAATCGTTAGGATCAAGCGTTGTATAGCAATCAATGATTATGTAGTCATCTGCTCTTACTGAGCTCCAATCAATGTCCAAATACAACCTATCCTGCCTTTTATTAAATCGTATTTGCTTTTGTGTGGTGAGTAAAAAGTTAATATCTTCTAAGTAAGTCTTAACCATTGCATAACTTAATAGTTCAGTTGTTCCCCAATAGTAAATATCGTTTAAAAACAACTGATATTTTATACTGAACATGTTATGGGTAATGTTATTTGACCCATCAAATTGAAAAATCTTATTTACACCAATGACTGAGGGGGGAACTTGTAGATAGTTGCTATTTTCCTCATAAACAAAATTTGTTACGGTTCCAACGATATTTGCGGTGGCACTTGTAGTTGCAATACCTACAGCTGGATTGTTACCACCTCTAGATCTACCTCTATCAATATCTGCTTGAGTTAACTTATATTTGAAGAACGCAGGATAAACGCCATCAAAATGCCTCTCTTGGAAAAACTGGACAGCATCATCGACTAAATCATCTATTTGTTCATCTGCGACATTAATCTCCAAAACTGGCGCTCCCAGTTTCCTCTTACAGTAATCTATTAACTCTTGCCTGGTTGTGGGTTGCGCCATATCTGGTTTTATTCTTAAAAATATTTATAGCATACCAGATGAACCCATCTGGATTAAAACTTCTTGTTGTTTCATATAGAGCTTCATGTATGCTTTAGAAATTTCTTTTAATGAATCAACATCATCAATTGAATCTATTTCCATACATGCTTTTGCATATTCGAAGTTTTTTGAAAGATTCTCCAACTTTATATCATCTGGGTTCATTTACCAATATCCTCAATAAGATTTTAATCTCATCCAAATCATCCTTCATACTAGCAACATCAGACTCTAATGTTTGTATCTTTTGATTCTCTTCATCTTTTGATTTTTTTCTCATAATATACTCTTGATACTCTGCCATGTTAGTATTGACGATTGAATTTGTATTTGGGTCACGAAGTAAATTATCATGACCCTTTATTTTCAAATATTCCATATCAGGCTAGGGCAATAACTCTCAAATCTTTTATTCTTGGAACATAAACTTGATTAGTTGATGTTGCAACAATCTTAATTCTATAACTTCTGAAGGTTGGTAGTCTGTCTGCAGTGAATGCATATTCCTTATAATCAAGTTCCTGTGAAACAAACCCCAGCGAACTTGCTGGAACAACAAATGCATCCGATTGTCCATTACTATCTTCAAAGGAGATGATTTGTGACTTTGTATCTAAGTTAGAATATCCTGGGAATGGTGTAAATATAGGCAAGAATCCTGGATTTTCTCCAATAGAATAGAATAGTCTAATATCGCAGTATGAATTTATGTGTGCATTAAGGAGAATTTTTATTGATGTTGATGGATTTTCTAATGTTATTTCTTTAGAAACATATTGGAAAGCAGTTGGATCATTTACAATAGAATTAACTCTATCATCGGTTGCATAATTTTCTATTATCTTATTAACTCTATTTGACGTAAAAATAGCACTTACTCTTTGACTATCAATAACTGGCGATAAGTATGTATTTGTTGTTCCTAAAGTAAGTCTCATATTTAAAGACTTATTACCGGGAAGGTTTAAAAGTTTATCACTTTCATTTATTGTTGAACAAACTAATCTTGGGGATGAAAGGTAATTTGGTTGATTTAATGAGATTGACTCAAAACCATTATCTATAAAGGGTATTTCATTACCACTCATACTAGTTCCGGTTACTGATCTCAGTTCTCCTGTTAATGATGTTCCTTGAACAGTAACATTTTGAACTACAGGTGTTATGATCTCATAAGGCATATTCTGAGTTGCTCTAATTTTGTATCCACCAGCAGACTTAGTTTTATTTTGATATAGGTTGCTGTAACCTACACCTATAGTTCTATCAACACCGTTAGATGACATATCTAGTTTAATATGATAGAAGTCAAATCCTATTGGATTTTCGACAAGTACATCACTTAAATCGTGATTTTTGTTGATTCTTCTCAGGGAAACATTATTGATTTCATACTTATAAACTGGAGAACCAGCTGGATATGTTAGAGGATTAGTACCTCTAGTAATATTTCCACCAATATTATTTCCAGATACTGAGGTATACTCAATAACTTCATTCCCAATCCTCAGATATCCTGGATTAGTTGTTCCTACGCCAACTCCCTCAAAAATAGTAAAGTCTGATGCATCATCAACCGAAATTTGACCTGTAGAATCTGCGGCATAACCCAAAGATAACTTAGTTGGTTTAATATCCGATTCTACATCAGATATAGTTACTAGGTTATTGTCAGCGTACATGCCGTGATTCTTATGATTGACTCTAATGTGAAGTCCATCACTTTCAGTGATTATTTGATTTGCTAATATGTTCCCACCAAGAGATGCATTCAAGTTGGTCGTAATACCTGAAGAATTAATGTATCTAAGTGTTTTTGCACTTCCAACTTCAAAATCACCCTGAACATTATCAATGATAATCTGGTTTGTATTTCCTATTGATACGATAGTAAATCTTGCATCTCTACCGACTGGAGTGTTTCCTATTGTAGTAATCCCAAGAACATCACCTGCTTGATATCCAGTTCCTCCAATTGAAATAGTAGCTGCTATAGCAACACCATTGTTAATAGTGATGTTGGCCAATGCCCCAAATCCATTTCCAGTAATAGTCTGAAGTGATACGTTATTGAATGTAAATCCACCAGAACTTGGAGTGTATCCAATACCAGCATTACTTATTGAAAGTGATCCTAAAGCACTTCCAGCACTTCCAACATAGTTTCCTCTACCACTAGTATTTGATTGAATTATTGTATTTCCCAACTTTAATTCAGAATCTGCGATAGTTGATGATAGACTTACTCTTACTTTTTTAGAGTTAAAGTTGAGTGAATTTGGTAGCAGTTTTGCTATTTGTCCATTTCCTTCAGTTAGTTGTGGGTTGTAGTACTCGACTGTTCCATTCTCAATGAAATCAGCTCTATAAAGAGTGAACTTGAGGTCTTCCCACTGACTTGCTTCCCATGTGGATGCATTTTGAGATTTGAACAGTGAACCTAGATATGGTTGGTTTGAAATAAAGGTTTGGGTCAGAAGATCATTTTCACCAATTCTAGAAATATAAACACTATATTTTGTTGAGTTTGATGCTAAACAAATACAATAATCTTTTCCACCCTCAAGGTAGACTGGTGCTTTAAACTGAACAGTGGTTGCAACAGATCCGTCAGCTGAAGTATTAACCTGATTTGGATCAAGTACAATTTCCGAAAGAGGGATTACATTTTGAGTTGGGAATCCACCTCTCATCGTCCTCAGTTGGAATGTTACTGGGATATCAGTATCATCTTTAGATCTGAAGAATACATCACATCTTGTTAAGAATACTCCAAATTCATTGTCAACTAAGAATGACTGTGCGAGTGGGTCATACCATCCAACAATACCCTGTCTTTGAGTCTGAGCAATGACTCTGCTATTGACCAACTGACTACCAGTTGTTCTAGCAACAGATCTTTCTTCAAACTGCTGTTTATTTTCAATTCTAGCATTTCTTACTGAAATGATATTTTCTTGAACAGTTTCAATTGTTCCACTTGAAGAAAAAGATTCTTCTGCTATAGTTGTAGCAGCATTTTGGTCATTTGTGTTGTTATTGACAAGTGTAAATGTTTTTGTGCCAGACTCAAATCTTGGATGAACATTTAAGTTTGGATTTGGTATGTAAAAACATCCTATTAAAGTTGCGGAAAGATCTGATATTAATCTTATGTTGGAAATCGTTGCTTGCGCTTTGCTAGCGTTTCCAACCAGAAGCATTCCAGACTCTACCCACCCGGTAAATTCTCCTTGAACAGCATTTGCAAGTGAAAATGTGTCTACATTTAATACTGTTGAAGTTGATGAATAAGTTGCGGGTAAATCCTGCGAGTTATATGGATTTTGTGGATAAGTTGTCAGTGGAGCATTATAAGGACCTTCTTTATGATTTGTTTGAGCAACTCTGAAGGTTATTTTTGCTGAAGTATCTTCAGTTCCTTGACCAAGACCTGCTTTTTGAACATATCCAGTAACTGTTTCGCCAACCTGGAAAGTTCCAGATGACATTGTAATTTCAAGAAGTTTTGGGATACAATATTTAGTGACATCTACCCCATCAAAGAAAGCATAAAGTTGCGTTAATGGTTTTACTTTCTTAGAGACAAACTGAACATTTCTAGATCTCATATATGGGATTAAATCCCTGCTAACTACTCTATCACCGACTGAAGTATTATCAAATTGTTCAGTGATTACAGTTCTAGTACCAGTTCTCGTTTCAATTCCGGTATCTCTAACTTCTCTAAACGTTTCTTCGAAAGTAGTATCTGTCAATGTTCCCCAAACTGCTATTGCTCCTCCCCCAGTAGCTTGTTGAAATTGTGTTCTAGTTCTGGTTGTTTCAATAACATCTTGACCAGTCCAGTTAGTAACCCAAGCATTCCAAATAGTGGGAGCAAAACCAGTCTGTGGATCTACATTTAGAGTTCTTGCCGCATTTGCAATCGTTTCTGCATAGTTTCCTTCAGTATTGATAATCTTAGCTTCAAGACGAACTGTATCTACCCAAGTATCAGATGCTGGGGTGAGTTCTACTGTTCCCTGCCAGAAACTAATAAGGAATGGAGTGACACTCTCAGACCTTGTTGCAAAAGATTGCTTAAGCCATTCAACTTCTGCATAATCTAAGGTAATAATATCTCCAGATTTTCTAATGTTTATTCCTTCTATTGGTTCAAACGCCAAATCTGCAGTTGGATCAACTCCAACAACCGGTCCCTCTACCAAATCTATTGAGTTGGTATAATGTTGTGGTCTTAGTTCTTTATTTCTAGTATCAATACTATTCTTTATTGGCAATCTGTCTTCTTGAGCTAAAACAGAAGTAAAGTTGTCTACAAAGAATCCTGACTTAAATCTATTCAAACCATCAGCATCTGGGACAAACAAGTTTGCTGTGTTAGACTCAAGTAGAGATAATGTAGTGTAATATTCAAGATTTTTAATTCTATTCTCAAGTTGTTTAATATCAACCATTCTATATCTCTTGTGGTCCAAGAACTCAATAGAAGTTTGAGAAACTGAGTATAGGTATGGTGGGAGAGAAATAGACGCTATCTCCAAAGAATCGTCTACTGATACTGGTTTTTCTGGTCTTTCTGATGGAGTACCATACTTAACTTGGAATTTTCCATCCTTAGTTAGATAAATTCTATCAATTCTACCCAAATAGAATGAAAATGTAGTAATAAGTGATTCGTCAGATGCTAAGATAGATGTTGAAGAGTTTCCTGTAGAATCAAAAGATCTTCCATAAAATTCCAGAGGAGAACGACTATCTACAGTTGTTGTATATGAACTAACTCTGGGGCGAATATCAATAATATCAGATACTCTTGTATTGTTGATATTTGGAATTTCTAATCCATAATCAAAAGTATTATAAGAATTTACTGTGGTTAGATCACCATCGTCTGTTGATTCATAATATCCGCTGCTAAAATAAACTTTTAACTTTCTAGTCGCTTCTGAAACACCGCTCTTCCTTGTTATATAACCATGGTTATATGAGTTTCCATTTTGACCATTATTAAATGTGTAGTTAAATGATGTATCAAAACTTGGAGTATCTAAAGTAACTATTTGAGCATTGATTTTGCTTTCGCTAAAGGTTAATACCTCACCTTCATTAAATACATTTTGATTTTTATATGCAAAAGAAATCTGAGATGCTGTTAGTTTTTCCGCAACTATCGCTATTGCTCCACTAGTTGAACCAACAATCTCTTCCCCAACAATCAACTCCGAAGTAGTAGATGATGGGCTTGTGATTGATGCTAAAACAACTTTTGGTGAAGACGGATCAAAAGTATCTGCTGACTCATATATTCCATGTATTTCTACGATATCTGGAACATTTAGTGATATTATCTCGTCCTGAACTCTAGTTCCATATGGATAATTACCATATACCAATCCGTCATTTAAAGTTGTTCCACCAATACCAGACCCCTCGTACTTGGAATTACTAATAAGAATGGAATTTACTCTATTTTTTCTCTTGACTTTTGCTTTTGGTTTTATTTTTTGTAGAGTTGCAGTTAAAGTTGCGCCAGTATCATTACTTCCTAAGTTGTAAATCTGCAGTTGAGTTCCACCAGCAATAAAGGCAAATCTATCTGATGTCAGTGTTTCTGTAGTTCCATCAGATCTTATCAGAGAATATCTCTTCTCGCTAAAGGGCAAAAAGGTTTCATTAGTTCCTGCAGTAACATTTGCAGAAAGTTGATTGCCAGAGATGTTAACTGTGAAAGTTTTGCGAATATTTAAAGTAGAATTTGAAAGGTCTACATTTGAAATATTATTTTTGGGGAGTTTGGTGTATAAAGTATTATCTGCGGAGGATTCTAAGTTTGTTCTAAGAAGTTTAAAATCTGTTACATTCAATGAAGAAGATGGTAAAATTCCACTTGCTATACCACTTACTGGAGTAGCGCCAACTATAGAAATATCTGATGACCCAACCCCAGTTACTCTTGCAAAAATTGGATCTGAAGATCTTGAGGTATCGGAATATTGTACTAAGTCGTTAATCTTAATAACACCTGGGAAAAGTCCATTAGGACTCTTTACAGTGCTTACTCCACTTGATGATGCACTAACTGTAGCGATTCCAATATTAAATGCTGTCGATTGGATAGTATCTGCATTAAAAGTTGATGCCGCACTTACTAACCCATAGACCGATTTTACATTAGAAATTCCATAAGATGTTACTGCAATACTGATTAGTCCAGATTCAATACCATTAAATGAAAGTGACTCATTTGGAATGAAAATTCCTTTTACGTCATATAAAGTTAAAGCAGTCCCTACAGTAACTGTATCCTTCAGGAATGCAGTAGCACCACTATTATTTCCTTTTACATAAGTTGGAGCGGAAAATGTTGATGGATTGTTTAAAGTAATATTTGTAAAAGTTTGAACATCATATAAAGATACATGCCATTCGTTTAGATTTTTATTTGATGAATTGTATGAACCAGATTCTAATCTATAATCATAAACTCTAGCAACACCTATTTCCTTTCCTGCAGCAGTTACACTTGAACTTCCAACTCTTTCATCTCTCAAACTGAGGACAAAAGTGTTGCCTAAACCAACTCTAGGTGCTCCGTATACTCTGTTTAGTCTTAGAGTTGGTCCTGTATTATAAACTACTGATTGGTTTTCTAGAGTTTGTGTTGTTCTTGGTTTATCGACATCCAAGAATGTTGTACTAACAACATCTACTTCATAACCTCTAACAAATGCTTTTCCGGGAGATATCTGATATACTGCAAGATTATCATTTGGAGTTTCTCCGCCATAAGTGAACTGACCCCTGTTAAATATTCCTCTATTTCCTCTATTATTATTGAGAGACTCTTTTGTTGTTATTTCGAAAGGAGATACTACATAATCTCCAGATTCTGCGTATGTTCTTCTCGCAAGTTCGTCGGTTAATGAGTTATATGCACTTGGTAGAGTTTTTGTTCTTAGAACACCGTTTACTACTGTTGCTAACTCTACAAAGTTGGTATCATCAAAATCTGTTAAACTTTTTTTGAATAAAAATACTGATATTTTTAATCTATCAGCTCCGGGAGCAGCATAATTATTGTTCCCTTGTGAGTTGTCATTTAAACTTTCATCAATATCTGACGTAACTATTTGCTCGTCAATATAGAGTCCAATCCTGTAGTTTGGTCCACTTGTATATTGATCTAGGATAAGTGTTTCTGTATTTACATTTACGAACTGACCACGAATAAAGTAAATACCTTCAGAAATATTAAATGAAGATCCAACAGCAGCAGCGTTATTCGCAATAGTAGTAGCAAAACCTTGCCCAGAAGCAATCGCAGTATTTCCTAGTAATCCTGATGTTATGGTTATATTTGAAGTTAAAACTTCTCCATCAGAAAACTGTTGTGTTGAATTATTTTGAGTGCTTGAAGTTAGATAATTGATATAAAGTGTGAGATTACCTCTCTCCGAGTCCTGTGGCAAAAGAACTTTATCAACTACTGCCGTGATTCCAGAACTTTTTCCAGTAATTTTTGAACCGACAAGTTGTTCTGCGTAAGCAGCAACTGGAACGCCTAGATATGTATTTTCTAGTTGTATCGCATAATATAATGCATTATATCCAGTATTTCCTGGGATTACCTTGGCACCTTCTTTAAAAAAGTGTTGACCAAATTTTTCAATTTGGTTTTGTAGGATTGATTGTAATGTTGTTAATTCTCTAGCTTGAACTGGATATCCAGGTTTGAAAAGAACTCTATAATAATCATTATCTGGATTAAAGTCATCAAAATATGGTGCTACATTGAGATTAGTTTGCTGAGACATAATTCCTTAGAACTGCAAAATGACTTTAATATCTTCTTTTTGATTTGATGATCTTGTAATAGATGGTCTATTATCAACGTAAATAATGTTGCCCGAATGTTTTTTTACCTCTGGTGAAGAAACTCCATTGGTAAAAGTTTGACCAAGATAGTATGTCCTATTATTTATTACTGTAGATATACCACTAAATGCGGTATCTATTGATAGACTTACTGATCCACCAACGATAGAAACTGATCCACCTGATCCGGGAGTACTTGTAAACTCAGTCAGATCAAATCCATAAGATGGTTGTGTTTGTGCCACTCCTACCGTATTGAATCCAGATAAAGATCTATCCTGCCAGTATTTTAATACTCCAGTGGTTTGATTATAACTAATAACCCTACCAACTGCGGTTGTTCCTGTTGATACTGTTTGCGTTACATAAGAGTCAGAAGTAAAACTTGCCGAACTATATCCAATTCCAGTAAGTCTAAGAGCATTTACTGCACTTGCTCTTTCAGCAGTCAATAAAGTACCTGTGGTTACCTCTGGATTTTCTACGATTCCAACTCTTGCGATATGATTACCAGTAATAAAATCTGGGTTCTCATTATTATTTTCTATTCTAGAATATAAAAGAACATTATAAGAACCAAGTTCTCTATAGATATCGTATCCGTGTCCTCCTTTAGGAGAAATTATTACATCAAATACGGGTCTAGTTGTTCCAGTTGGAACATTTCCCAAAGCAAGATCGACATTCGCATAAGTATATCCAAATCCTTGATTGGAAACAGTTATCGATTCTACTTGACTATCATTGTTAATAACTAATGTACACTCTGCTCCAGTTCCATCTCCTCTGATGGGTACTCTTGTGTAAGTTCTATTTGCAGTTCCTAACCCAACTCCCCTATTAGTTACTGTTACTATTTTTATTGACCCATCAACAGCATTTCCTCTTACTGCTGCATTATCTGCAGAAGTTGCCCAATCAGATGGGACGGGAATAAAATCAGTAGATTCAAATTTTACAACATCTGAAGGTCTGATTGTAAAGAGATATTTCCAAACATATCCATCACCGCTAGATCCTGCCGCTCTTGGTTCTAAATCTGTAAATGTAGGTTCATCTAAAGATGGTTTCCCGTTGGGAGTTTCAGGTGTAGTTCCATTTTGTAAGCAAACATACACTCTATATTCACTATTCATTATAAAATAGAATGAAGAATATAAGTTTGTTGCGCCAGAAACTTTAGCAACGTTTGTTCTACTGTAATCGTGGCGATACATATCGTATGTATTGCCAGATGACCAAACTCTTTTTGGAACTACTTGTCTTATATCTGAAGAAGTGATCTTCTTCAAAGCAACCATACTATCCCAATAATCATTCTCCTGATCAAAATTGTCTTTTGGTGCGGGAGGATTTTCGTCCCAATCTGACTGATAATCGGTCGGATTGGGAAGTCCAATAAAAGAATAATATGAATTAGAAGAATTAGCTACGCCAGCAACAAAATTCTTTGCGTTTAATATTCTAATCTGATCAGTTATAATTGCGGACATTTTTAAGTTTTTTATCTATTTATGGGATGTAATTAAAATACTTCAGAGACTTCGATCTTCTGACTAGCGTTCCCGTTGATATTCCCGCATATGCAGATCTTGTGTATGCATTGAAAGAATTTTGAGCAGATCTAGAATCCAGATCAATTCTTCCCCAACTATAGTTGCCGAAGAATGAACTATGTCCAAGTCCAGTTAAACTATTGTAACCAGAAACACTAACAGTAACTCTAGCAACATAGGTAATACCAAGTCCAGGAGCACCTGTTTGTGCTATGGAAACTGCAGCAACTCTATAGATGTTATCTAAACAAGTAGTTCCAATACCTATGATTTGATTGCTTTCGTCAAGTGATGTGACACCCAATCCAATATTTGTGTTATAAACAGCAAAATAGTAACCAGTTTGTATTCCACTTATTGTTGTAACACCTGTTATTGAAGCATTTCTTAGGAAAGAGTCTTTTTCAATAGTAAGATCAAAAACAATACCTGTTACTGCAACTCCAACAGAAGTTGTTGAGATTCCAACTATACTACCAAAGTCTCCTTGATATTGGGAAACTGTATTTGTTTCTGACACAGATTTTGGTGGTTCGATAAAGACTATTGGAGAACTTTCTTGAGAATAACCAGTTCCCATTCCAGTAATGGAGATTGAAGTCACTATTCCCGATGAAGAAATCGTGGCAATACCAGAAGCTCTATATGTTGTTCCCAAACCAACTGGATTTTCAAATATTACTGTTGGAGCAGAAGAATATCCAAACCCACCATCACTAATAACTACCGAGGTTATTGTTCCAGCAGTAGAAACTATTGCAGTTGCTGCTGCTGATGTCTTAGTATCCTGGGAGATAAATGTGATCTCTTTTTGGAAAGTTAAACTAGTGCTACTTTCATTGATTTGATTAAAGAATGGTCTGAGATTATCAACGTAAACAATAGTAGATCCGATACCAACAGTTTTTGTTAAATATGCAACAGGATTTATAACAGGCTCATACAGCATTCTATCTTTAGAGATCTCTTTTTCATCAATTATTTTGTCCTCAGTCTGGCGACACCAAGTGATAGTTCTGGCAAGAGACTCATCTTCAGTATTTCCTGGTCCAAAGTATGGATTAGTATTAACTAAATCAGTTGCTACTATTGAAGTAACTGTTCTTTCTTCTTCTTGGAGAGTTGGTTGCTGTCCAAGTAATGAATCATACCCAAAAGTAAGTCCATCTCCAACTTTAACAGTCTCTAGTATATTTCTTTCAATAACATCAACTGATCCACTTCCTTTGTAGAAAATAATCTTACATTTGTCATTTGTTCCGGGAATATCTAAACTTGTACCCTTTGGTGCTTCGGTAAAGGTAATAATACTTCCACCTTCAAAGACATATCCCTCACCTGGAACTTGGAGTATATCATTCACAAATACCAAGAGTAAATCTTGAACATTAATATTTGATCCTTTAGCAGATTTGATAGAAATTAAGTTGCCAGAAACTTTTAATGGGAAAGTAGTAGTTTCCCCGTCAAACAGGTCTGAAATATCATCAAGTGTTTGAAGTTCTCCAACGGACCATCCAGTAAACTTATCCGAGAATACATTTTGTATTGTCAACTGGAATTCTTTGAATGATGATGTTGTTGGTATTCCAGTTAAACCTCCAACAGGAACTGTTAGGATTTCTCCTTCTCTATATCCATAACCAGTATTTTTAATCTCAAAACTAATAACACTTGATCCTTGACCAACAACTACATCAACAGTTGCCGATGCCCCAGATCCAGACGGAGAAGAGTTGCTATAAATCAGAGAAATATCTGAATATGATAATGGATTATCGATAACAACTTTTGGTGGATTTGAAGAAGTGTATCCGACACCAGGATTTGTAATACCGATGCTCACTACGTTTCCATTACTAACAACAGCAGTTCCAATGAAATTAAGATAGAAACCATTATTGTCTGATGTTTTTACTCCAACTCTTACTGTTTGTATTCCTACTCGATATCCAGATCCACTATTAGCAATGCTTACTGAAGAAATGGTTCCCAGTCCAGAAACTATAGCGGTGCCACCAGCGGCAACTAGAGGTTGATATCCAAATCCTTCAGTTGATCCAACAGAAAGAATTATCCCACCAATAGGTAGATTTGAGGTATTTACATCGTAAGAAACGGAAGATGCAGTGCCCGCAAATCTGACGGATGTAATTCCAGAGTTTTCTATCAATGTATAATCTACATTTGTTCCTGGTCCCTGGAATACATCATTTATTAAAATGACTGCATTTTCATTAGAAATACCAGAAACATTTATTCCAGATGATCTTAGAGTAAATGTTCTATTTGTACCATTGAAAGATCTTGATATATCATCAAAAACATAGTTCTTATAATAAGATTCGTTAGAACTATTTGTTATTCCAGATCTCATAAAAGATCTTCCTTGGAAACTGGATCCGGTTGCTATTCCTGTCCAATCTCTCTCGTCTGGTGGGTTTGTTGTCGATGATATTGGAATATTCCCATAAGGTGCTTCTACAAAATTAATATTACTTCCAACAATATTGTAAGTTCCAGTAACTTTTGTTACTAAAGAACCCGTTGAATATCCAGAAACGACAGTCCCTAACCAAGGTCTTCTAACTCTTATTGCATTGGTACTTCCGATTCCAACTGCATCAATTCTCATAATCTCATCGCCAAGTCTTATCAAATCTCCACCAAAGAAAGATGTTATGCCACTCACAAACAAGATATCTTCAGTTGTAAATAGGTTCTTCGATAATGTGGTTGTTTGTGAGGTAGCAACAACTGGTGATTGGATAATATTATCAAGAGCAACTAATACTTTGGAGTTTTGATTGTGTGCAATAAATCTGTGAGATGTTCCTATTCCAACAGACGTTAAATCCAAAGTATTTGGAATTGATTTTAAAGCATCCGTTGCAGAAGCCGCAACTCTTACTTTATTTTCATTTACTTTAACGATATAAAGTTCTGTTGGTAGTTTATCAGTAGATCCAAGACCTGTTATAGTGGTTGTTGCTATTCCAACCGCTTGGGTTGTTCCTGCTCCCGCATAGTTATATGTTACTTTTTCTCCAGTTACAAAGAAGTGACTTGGTATCTCAATAGTATTATCTGAAGTATTGATAACAGAAGAACTTAATCCGGAGAAATATCTTTCAAAAATTGGATAAGATTTATGAGTAAGATCGAAAGACCTTCTCAAGTCTCTTTCAGTTCCATAATATACTCCATAATTTGTTTCTATTGTTCCATTGTTCAGATCCACAAGATCTTTACTATCGTCTTCAATTCTCAAAATATTTGCATAAACCTTGACTTCAGTTTGGATATTTGGTAATGGTCTGAATATTAACTGTGTTGTTTGCCCAAGACCTGTTACCGATGCTCCAATAGTACCAAGACCAGCGTAAGTTTCTAGATTGCCAAATTCAGTGATAAATGCATCTTCTGTTGCATCATCATTGACTATAATAACTTCCGAGAACTGATGCCTATTATTAGTTAAATCTGAAATTTGAACCAAGCAGTAAGCGCCATTATAATCTCCGGAGAAACTTAGAATAGTTGATATTCCGGGAGAAGCAGATGATGGAATAGAAATATTTCTGGCTTCGAGGCGAGCATGTTTCATATCAAGAGTTCCAATACCAGTTGCGGAAGTTCCCGCTATTGAAACTTTTATTGTATTGATAGTTGTTGCGGATCCTACTGTCGAGTTTGGTATAAAATCAATTTTTAAAGTTGATCCGGAGATATATGGATAATATGTACCATATCCACTTGAAGAATAAATGGATGGTGAAGATACTAGTTGCCCATAGTCAATAAGTTCTACATTTGTTCCATCATGAATAACACTCAACTCATCAAACTCATATTCTCCATTGGAAGATATCTCAACTAATATTTTTGCTGAAGTATAAGTAGTTGTAGCAAAACTAACAATCGTGGTCGTTGCAACACCAACAGTAGATGTATAGTTGGTGTCTATGGTAATAATAGATCCAATGGTAGTTGTTCCAACTCCAACCAGATCATCTTTTATGTTATATGATATAGTTGCAACATCATAATCATTTATAGTATACCTTGTTGGGTAATAAAGTAGAACACCTTCAGATCCATCTATTGTAAAATCAAAAGATCCCAAATCATAAGTTGTTTCTACTCTTCCATATTGATTCAGATAACCAACAGAATCGTCGTGAAGTAAACTGACTAACAATACCTGTCTTTGTCCAGTGTATCTTCTATCTTTAATATATGTTATATATTTTTGAGCTCGTATAGATCTTAAATCAAATCTATGAACTTCACTATAGATTGTTGGACGAGGATTACTGTTAAATTGTGAACTGAAATCATCAATAGATAAGACTCTATTTCCAAAAGATTCAAAGTAATCTGTTAAAACTCTATTTCCAAAAGATATTTGATTTGAAAATACTCGTGATCCTATTCTTAAAGAGTTTTCTTTTGCAATATCAAAATCTGGAACGCAATTCAGGTTTCCATACCCAACCATATCAACTACAACATCGACACCGGTAGTTTGAGTTGAAACTCCAACTGTTAAAGAGGTGTTAGTATCCCCAGAAACTTTAGATTCTAATTGATAATCTGCAAACTTTTTAAATCCTACCGTATGATTTAGTGTGCTTACCGCATCGTTCCAAGTATCGTAGTCTATTCTAGATTTTAGAGAATATGAGAAGTTTTGATAGTAGAAACTATCCTGTATTTTTTGTAGATTGTCATTTAAAAATCCAGCATCAGTTTGCCACCCATTTTCAAATTTGGAAGTTGAATCTATCTTTGCGTAGCAATCAAACTCCGTTATTGAAGAAGCTACACCTTGAGTTTTTGATGACAATCCCTTAATATGAGAACCAACATTGAAAGTATCTTTAGTGCTTATTTTCAGATAATTTGTTATAGAATCCCAGTTTTCAACAACACCAACAGATTCTCCAGATTCAACAATTTCACCTTTTTTGTATTCATTTTTTTTAAGAATGACTTTGAATATTGGGAAGAATTTTTCTGGGATTATTCTTCCCGCAGAATTTGATGGATTAAATGATCCTGGGAAATCTGAACCATTCAAATATCCATCTAAACTGTAAGTAACCGATCCTATTCCACCAATACTAGAGTCAACTTCAGTTAATGTGAATAACTGATAGTTATAATTTTCTGAGTTAAATCCCCTTCCTGTTGATCCAATACCTACACTAATATTTTCTATTAAAACTCTATCATTAACACTAAATGGGAATGATTCTATGCTACTAAATCCAGTAGATAACCCAACAGTTACTTTTTTATTTGTTGGGTTATATGATATAGTTGCTATGCCAACACCATTAGAGTTTTGTATTGGGAGAATGATGGGTGTAGTATCACTTATTCCATAAGTATTATTTTTGATAGTTACATTAGTTTCTCCAATCTTATAACTCAGATCAACTTCCGGAACAATGTTTTTGGTTTTTCCATCAAAAACCAATAGTTTTGGTGCGGAAACATATCCTCTACCTAGAGAGGTGATTCCGATAGAATCAAAAGAAGATAATCTATCAATTTTTATAACTTTCGGTAAACAAATTTTTGGTCTTAGTGTTTTATCCGATGGAAAATCAAATCCAACATTAATTATTTTTGTTTTTTTAACTTTACCTATGGTCTCTCCAAAAGTTTCCAATATTGCACCATTACCAATAGAAGAAACTACGGTAGAAATGCCTGGTAATGAATAGTAGTTAAATCCTCTATTTGTTATTTTTACATTTTCAATGGGACCATATGCGGATAAAGAATCTGTAGAATATTTCAGATCCGAAGTTGATGATATGTAAGATGATTTTTCTGGTTCAGTTGGGAGAAAATATACAAATGATGTTGATGTAGCAACGGAAACTTTATGGGAACCGTTATATAGACTATATTTTATTTGCAGTTGATTATAAGAATCAATAGTTCCATCATAAGATGCTTCTCTCTTTTCTATGGGAGAACTTCCATCTGATACAGGAACCAAACCATAATATAATGTTTGTGGTAAATACTCATCAACAATTAAAGTTAGTTTTGCATCAGAATTAACACCGACTAAACCAGATCTCTGAACATTAAAAGTCCTTGATTCTTCTGAAGAGTCGAATATATTTTTAAATGAGGAATCTTTATAAATCTCAAATCTAAAAGCGGGATATCTTATTGATTGATAAACATATGATAATGAAGAATCGGAAAGATCGAATGTTACCACTGAATCCTTATATAACTCCAATGGAGGATTGATTGGAGAAATAGTTCCTAAAGATGTGGATGTAATATCAACAATAGATGGTTTTTTATTTTTTGAGTTGAAGTAACTATCTGATAGTTTTATAGTGTTTTTATCAACAAAAACAACATAGTAGATACCTTCATTTACCAGTCCAGAGGATGGTGATGCTGAAGTGTGAATTACCTTTTGTCCACTGTTTAATCCATGATTTAGAATAGTAATAGAATTTGCATCCACATCTACATCGGATGCTGTAAATGTTTTGGGATTTATTACTAGTTTTCTATTATAATCATCATATTTGACAACAAAAGATGTTGAGATAGAAGGATTGACATCAATATTAACAATATCATCATTCGAAAGTCCATGAGTTTGTGCTGTGGAAACAGTTACTATATTTCTGGATATTTGTCCAGTCAAGACTGAATAGTTTGTTTTAAAACTATGATTTGTTCCAGTACCGAGTCCAACAAAATACAAGAGACCTGTACTAGTCGTTAGCCCAGAGAAGAATCCTGTAGACCCTAAACCAACAGCAACGGTTGATAATCCAATCAGATCATTACTTATTTTTGCCGCATACAGTGAAGAGTTGGTAGCAAGTGTTGTTGTACCTATTCCCGTATAAGATATTACAATTGGACTTCCACCATTAGTTTCATAAGTCAATACATCATTTGTGTTCAGGTTGTGATTTGGTAAGTATATGGATCTGTTTGGAGCAAAAATTTGAGTTGCTCCAGCTCCTGGATTTGAGAATGTGATGGTAGTTCCTACACCCACCGCTGCACTTGTGCCCAAGGCAACCGAATCTTTAGGGTTAAAATAAATTTGTCTATTTACAGAATATGAATATTCTGTATTAAACCCTGCCCTAATGATCACTTTTCTTGGATCTTCGTATAAAACAGAAGTCACAGAATGTGAAGTTCCTACTGTTTCATTAACCTGTCTCAAGATTCTCAATCTAGATGATATAGCATCAACATTTAGAACTTTTATCTTTTCACTATTGATTGTGAATACATCGTTATCTCTGATGTTTGAGAAATCAAGATTTCCCCTTACCGAGATGTAAGTGACTATTCCAGTAATCCCAACCGATGCTATACCAACCGTTGTTGTACCAACTCCTACCAGAGATAACTTATGAGTTTGAATACCTGCAATGTAGTTTCCTTCGATCAGGGATGATGTTGTACTTAATCCTGATATTGAAACTAGATCGAAGTTTTTGAAATTATGTGGAGTTGCGTTATATACAACATAATCACCTTTATTTCTTGATGGATAAATTTCAATATCATATAAAGTTGAACTAGCAATACTAATGTTAGATACTGATTTTCCGGACAAACTTGAAACTACAGCAGATAACCCGTTTCCTCTTATCTTTCCATTAGTATCAACATTATTAAAGATTAATGAATCATTGACCTTGTATCCATCTCCACCGCTGAAGATACCTATTCTATCAATTGATCCCGGAGATACTCCAGTAATATCAATTGTTTGACTTAGCTTGTTTGGTAAAGTAATATATTCATAAGTAGACTCATTTTCCGTTAGGTTATATGAGTATGTACTTCTAATCCAGGTAGTTTGATTTAGATCAATATCATCTTGGTTTGAAGATCTCTTAAAGTTAAACTCATTTGGCTTTGAGTTATAATTTTTACCGATCAAATATGGGAATATTGGTTTTTTATATCCAACGAAAGGACCTGATGATTCTACTGAAGAATCATCAACCGTTGCAAAATATGCATAAGTTCCATTTGGAAACTCTGGTGTCACACAGAATCTTCCATTGTTTTCATCCAGTACAGTATCATCTGCATCTGGATAATACTTATAGTCTTCAATAAAAAATCCTTCTGGGTAATTTTGTAAAGAAGGTCTATGCGAATCAAGAGATACTTTATATCCACTCTTTAGTTGAGAAACTGATCCTCCAGATTTTGTTGAATATCCATATGGACCGTAGATGGGGTGTCCATCATATGCCCATCCTATTATTGGAGAGTGATCCTTAGAAGATATTTCTGCATTATTCGAAATCCTTAAGTCGGAGTTCGAATATAGAGTATTTCCTCCCTGATCTACTGAATATAGAATCTCCCTTAACTTTCTTGGTGCATATATGTGAGCATATTGTAGTTCAAAATTTGGATTGGTTCCATTTGTCAAAAATCCATCGTCTTTAGTAATATTGTTAATATACTTTTGGAAGTTATTGACTGTCCAAGTTTTTATTTTTGCATTAAAGTTTGCACCACTACCCGTATGTACGGCAACAACTTGAGTGGAGTTTTGTGAATATCCAGATCCTCCAGATATTATTTTTACCTCAACAATCTGATTGTTTAGTACAATAGGAGTTAGAACAGCACCAAATCCAGAACCAGTAACAATTAGATCTGGAGAAGATGTGTAATTTTTTCCTACATTATTAACTAAAACTTCTTTTATTTGTCCATTTAATATAATTGGATACAGTTCTGCATTGGATCCAGATATTGTTGCAAACAATGGTTGTCTGTCTACATTTAAAATATCATCAACACCATATGAAGAACCTTTAGATTCTAAGTTTACTGAAGTGATTTCTCCTCTAAAGATTGGTTGAATCTGTGCTTTGTATTCTGAGGATAATCCAACATTTCCAATTAGTTCAACACTAATAGGCGTGTAATTGAAGAAGTGAATAGAGTCATTTTTTGATGTAAGGTCTACATATTGTTTTGTTTGATAGTAATAATCTGAAGATCCGGACCCAACTTGAGATAATCTAAATCTATCATTATCAACCTTTGTCACATAATAATTTGCATTATTGGTTAAACCACCAATAACAGATCCTGCGGTTGAATATTCAACGATTTCTCCGGAGGAAAAATCATGATTTTCTATAATGATAATATCTAATGATGTGCTTATACCCGAAGAAGAAACTGATCTCTTTTTATTTTGATATCCAAATCCAGAGTTTGCAATAGTTACAGAACCTAAAGCAAGTTTCTTCGTAGTTGATTCAAATACGTGATTACCCAAACCATAACTGGTCAAAAATACTGTATTAACACCAATAACTGAATCATTCAGAGTTCTATGTAACTTTATTGATGTTGATGATTTTTTTGAGACGTAATAAACTGCATCTGTGGATAATCCACCAACCGCAGTCTGTGAATATGTCCTGTATATTACTTGCTCGCCATTTTTAAACTTATGGTCTGTAGAAAATCCTATAGTGGATACTGCGCTACCCAATCCAACCAACCCAGATTGAATCTCAGAATTAAAGGTAACTTCATGAGATACCTGCTTCATGTTGACTTTTGCTTCAGCCCCAGATCCATTACCACCAGTTATTTTTATTGTCGGAACTTCTTGGTAATCGAATCCAGGATCAATTATTCTTATTTCTTGTAAAGAACCTGATACTGCACAATATCCAGTAGCACCGAAACCAACTGAATCCGATACTACTAATTGTGGTGGGTTGATTACATCATATCCAGATCCACTGGATAAAACATCTACTTTTTCTATAGGACCATAGATTACTTTATCTCTTGACTTGTAGTTTAATATTTCTACTCCATTCACTAGAATTCCAGTAAATCCGTGAGGAGTTTCATACTTTTCTGTTGTTACAATTGGAGAGGAAATTTCTCTAAAAAGTTTTTGCGTGTTTATGGTTTTTTCATAAAACTCATATGGAGTTAAAACATTATTATTGACGGTGGAAGAATCTTCCAAAGACAAATATTTTCCATATAAAATATCAGATCTACTCTTCGCAAATTTTACTTGATTAGCATCTACTCTTTTTATAAAATAAATCCCTTCAGCAAAAAGTGAAGAAGAAACCACAGTTTCTACTTGCTCGTTTCCATCAGCATCTAGTGTTGATACTATAGTTTTTTCTGGAGAATAATAAACACAATCGCCAGTATAGAATCCATGATCTACTAGGGATGTTACTTTAAAAGTACTTCCACTGAAAGTTCCAGAAAAAGTTACTGATCTATCATTAATATCTAAAGACTGATTTGGATAATATGGCAGGGAAGATGATGCAACTAAAGCCTTTTCTTCATCACGATAAACGTTCTGTATGTTTGCCGTTAGTGAATTTGATAGATTGAAATTTGATAGATTTGCTTTTAAAAGATTTCTTTTTACCTTATAAAAATCGTCATTTAGAGGTCCTTGTCCACTAATAGAAATATTCTTACTGGAAAATACATCGACAACAGTAGAATCTTTTATATTTCCTGAACTATCAATAATCTCAATTTTATCACCAAGTCTAAAGACATGATTATTTTTTAATGTCAGAGAATAGGTTTGGTCGGAAAAATCTACAAGAGTGTAGGATTCTACCTCATATATTGGTGAAATATTAAATACCCAATGTTTGGATTTAACATCTTCCCCATCAAATCCTAAGGTTTTTATTCTTGCAGTATCTTCTTTACTGTAATAATGCGAGTCTTCGGGCAAATCTACTCCACTCAAAATTGAGTTGATTCTAACCCTAATTTCAGTACCAAAACCGGTTACTGCACTCGCATAAGTGTTGACGCCAACTATTGAATTGTCTAGTATAACGTCAGTAATATTGTTACAATCTAAGAACTGTGTTAAATTCTTAGATGAATATGAAATTACTCCTGTTTTTCCATCCTGATAGGTTACAACAACTTCTCCACTGGATGGGAATCCAACAGTAGAATCTACGTCCAGAGTGACTGATGTTGGTCCATATCTACCAATAGTTCTTGTTTTTGGATGTACAGAAAACTTTCCATAAATTGCACCATCGAAAGCAGGGTCTCTATTATATCCACCATCTATTTTCAGTTTATAGAATACCTTACCGTCATCAGATACTACGTTTTCTATTTCAGTTACTGGTCCATATGCCTCAGGTATATTGAAATAAGTATTCTGAAATAGAGTTGAGTTTGGAAGTTCTTCTACAGGTCCTGTTATTTTTTCTACTACTAAATCATTAGTTATTTTATATTGAGCATCAGATGGTCTAAAAAGAACATCCTTTGGTCTCAGTACAGTAACTTTTTCTCCATAGAGAGCCTTAAAAAGAATCTCAAATGATTGGTCAGTTCCTTTACTCTTGTAGAAATCTTTTAACTGCTTAATCAGCGTGGATTCTTGTACTTTTTCTGTGAAAGATCTATTTTCAAATCCAGGAGCTAGTTGATACTTTAACTTAATGAGAAACTCCTTTAAAAATAAGGAACTCAAGTTATAGATCTTTGTTCCAGAGGTGTGAGATTCTGAATCAGAATCCTTAAATACCAACTCATCCGAAGAACGTAATTTGTAAGTGGATGCTATACCTACGTTTGTATTCTTATAAGAAACTACACCACTAAATCCCCTATAGCAATTACTAAAACCATTTAATGTCTTTGTCTCATATAGTATCAGTTCATTGTCAATAGAGATCAATCCATATTTTTCGGGAAACCCATCAGTGCCTTTTTCCGAATTTAGGAGATCTACAGATATTTCGGTATCGATAGGAGATATATCGGATCCTAAGGAAGTAAAATCTGTAAGATTGGTTGTAGAATCAACTTTAATGTACCTGTCAATGTTTTGTATCAAATCAACAGGAGCACCTTGAAATTCTTGTGCCAAATAATACTGACTTAAGAACTCACCAACTAGTGGGAATTCCTCCTTCACATACTGTGGCAGTTGATTCTTAACGATATCTTTAAATTGTACTCTTTTTTCTGTCATTTTATGATCTTACTAGGTTCCCGTTGTTGTAGCTTGAAGATACGATGTAGTTTGATGCTGAAGGATCCAATCCAGATGAAATTTCATCAACAACCATATCAAAAACACTGTTATTAATATCTAGTTGCAAATAAAGATCCTGTTTTCCGACGACATCATTTGATTTGGGAGTGGTAGAAACTTCAATAATAGTTTGTCCGTCCTTTATTTTTCCGGATAAGATATTAATAGGATTGATAGTAATGATTCCATTTTTATAGTCAACCCTACCAACATTTCTCCTCAAAACAGTGGGAGATGTTGAATTTGTAGAATCTACAGTAAATAAAAATAAAGATCCAGTTAATCTATCAGTGTTTGGTAAATCCGAGAGATATACTGTCTGTGATAATCCAGAGATTTTGAACCCAGAAGATTTGATGTTATATCCACTCATACTATTAATATGAAACTCATTACCAAATCCGATCTGATATTCAGCAATCGTATTTAAAACAACTCTCAAATCTCTTCTCATTTGAAGAGTCGTAATATTTGAGGTGATAGATTCGTGACTATCATCTATTAGTTTTAAATATTTGCTGTACTTAAATCTTGCGCCATAACGATTGAGTTCTGTGGATTCCGAATATTTTGTCACATTTGATTGGATGATACTTGAAACATACGCTGAACTTGGTGCCAAGTTAGTGTTGTAATATACTTTAGAGTTTGTTTCTATGTAAAGGTATTTTAGATCCAATATTTCGGGAACTATTCCAGCAACTGCATATTTCTTTAACTTCAACTTTATACTTTCTTTTTCAAGATTGGGGATAAAGTCACCAAATCTTGGTTTTATACTTATAAACACTTTTCCATACTGTGGAGGAATGAGGTCTTCTCCACCAAACACTGAGATAGACTCAGTTTCTGGATATATTCTAGAAGGAATCAATGTTTCAAAATCATTTGCAGTTAGAGCTCTATTTTGTGATGCATAGATTCTTGGTGCATACTTTTTAATAGATTCTACTGTTTCTATGTTTTCTCCACCTGTGGATGGTAGAACAGTTGTAACGAGAGAAATTCCAGATGATACAGTATATTCAACTGAGTTTCTGGTATATGTTATTCTTCCAGAAAAAGTAAACTGATTGACACCATTTGCACTATCGCCATTTGAAACAATATAGTTTGCTGCTATGAAGTTTCCTTCCTCTAAGTTTTTACCAAAAAATCCATCACCGAAGATTAGTTCATAACGTTCATCTTCAATTTCTTGGAGGAAATATACTTTCGAGTCCCCATCAATATTAAAGAGACTGTCTTGAAAAGCATATTTGACTATTGCAGTAGCTTGCTCATTGTTTTTGACTGTTACTGATATGAGCTCAGTGTCAATTCCTGCGTTTGGTAAAATATATCTTTGATTTGGATTCCTTGCAGTATATGTGAAGTTATTAGTTAAAAGCACACCCTCATAAATCTTTAAATCATCGAAAGATGCTATCCCATCAAAAACGGGAACTGTCACATCTTCTAAAATCGAAAATACAAATGATTGATTTCCGAATGCTCCTGAAGAAGTAGCAACTACACCTTTCTTTAATGTTAGTGTTGCAGGTGTTGGTGTAATATTTGATGCATTTACGAAAAAAGTTACAGTTGCTTTTGCTGCTTTTCTTGATCTTGGAATATATCCAATGTTTCTTGCGAGTGCAACTACATTCTCTCTGAGTGTGGCACTGTCAATGAAAACCTCATTTGCAACCATGTTTGCATTATATGAGGTTATGTAAGTATTGTATGCCAGAACATCCAGAATAGTTGAAAGGTTTGACCCTTCAAAATCATAATCTGTGAAGTTAGAGTTTGCCTTAAGGTAATCTCTAAGCGTGACTTTTATCTGGTTGAAGTCCAGATTTGTAAAATTTACTAGTGGCATTTATCTAGTTGCTTGCAAGACGAATTGTAGTTGCTGTGCTGGAACATCTGCTCCTATAACCTGATATATGATTATCACGTCAAAAGAGTTGTTATCGTAATCTGGATATGCTTGAACATCAACCAAACTAACTCTTGATTCATAGTTTGTTATCGATTGTCTGATTTCATCCACAATAATAGATGCCGAAATTTCATCTATATTCTCAAAAAGTGATCTTGAGATGTTAGATCCAAAGTTTTCATTAAAAAACTTTTCTCCGGGAAGGGTAAATACAATGTTTCGGATAGAACGTGCGATTGCAGTCTCATTTTTGATCGCAATAAGATCTGAGTTCAGGGGATTAACCTGAAAAGTCATACTAATATCCTTAAAACCTTGACTTACCCTTTCTAGAGGCATGTAGTATTATAAAATCTATCTTATTTATTCGGGATTTTTGACTCATATAGTGGTTCTGTTCCGTATTCCCAATCATCATAGTCCTCATCATTACGAATTTTTTCATGAATTTCATTCTGATGATAAAAATCATGCTTTTTGGGTGTTAGTTCATCATTTGCAATCTCACGAAGCATCTTTTGCTTCTGGATTTGTGCGTCCCAACCATATTCACTTGCCAAATATTGAGTTCCCCACTCATTTTTCATAAAGTTTTGGTCTTTATCGACTTGTTTGGTCATTGTTTTGCTCCTGATTTGTTAAATCAGAACTTTTTACGGGGTTGCTATCCCGAATTTTTGTGATTTCGTACATAAAATCATCGGAAGTTTCAATTTTACGACGATTTTCGACTGAATATTCTGTTAGGTCAATCTCATAACCTGGATTTTTGGTAATCCTATTCTTTGTCCATGCATCATCGTACCATAAAATCTTATTATTGGGATATGCATAGAAGTTTCCATTATCCATCTTGAAGAAATGAGCACACTTATGCTCTGGAGTCTCACTGAAGTTAGTATTCAGAGTAGATTTTGACTCCCATGACCAATCAAGAGTGAATAGATAAGTTCCTTCATTCTTTTCTCCACGATAGTTGATTAGTTCTGCACGTAAGTTAGCCAACCTTGAACGTACTTGAACATCAATGTAAGGAGAAAAGCAATCCCACCACATACACTCTTCCAACTCAGGAACTGGTGCGTCTGGTTTCCAACAGAATGCATGAATGGGTCTACGTGTCCAGTTCACCCCGTTCTCTAGAAATGCCTCAAAGAGGGGTACGTGCTTCTCTAAGGACGCTACGGAGTGTACGTCGCATAAAGTTACCTCTCCGTACCCTTTTTTATGATTATAAAGGAATTCATTGCGAATATAACAAGTGATTGTAGGGAGGTTATGATTAAGATATGCCATAAGTTACTAATAAAAAAGCAGGGATTTCTCCCTGCTCTATCTATATTATTAACCTTTCCCTTGACCTCTATACTTCTTCTTACGTCCATTACGAGACGTTGCACTCAGTAGTGTACGAGGAGATCGCCCTTGCCGAGTCTTCTTCGGTGCTCCAGCTTCGAAGAGTACCTTACTACTTCCACCTTTTGCCATAAATCTTCTCCATCAAATAATACGAGTTTTCTCATGACCCACACGAATACGAGGGTCGCACCAGATCTTATACCCCTGGTCAATAGCATCAAGACAGAACGAGACATCTTCGCCACACATATCCTGAACTGCACCAGACTCGAAGACTTGCATCTTAGGAGCAAACCAAGGATATTCGAGATTTTCAAACACACCCTTCTTAATCAGCACCCAACCAAAACCAGTGTAATCCACTGTGAAAGGCTTTCTACGCTTAGAGATTGACTCTACAGTTTCATGATTCATCACACCACCGTTCTTACGGAAATCATCTTCCTCCAACCAGTGTGCGACAGATGTTGTGTGACCATCCTCAGTTGCATACCAACCTGCGACGATTTCACGCTCTTCCTCTTCAGCAGAGAGAGCAACATCACAGAGTTGCCAGAACTTTTGTGAATCAAAAACAATATCCGAGTCAATCCAGAGTTGATAATCATACTCCAGTTTTCCATCCCAAGGAATCTGCTTAGGACCACGAAGTACATTTGCACCTAGTACCTTACAACGTGCAAAGTTAACCATCGATGAGTAATCTTGTGAAATCTGAATACTCATTCCATTCTGTACAAGATCAAAACAAAGTTGTACGAATGCCTTTAGAAAAATAAAAGAACATCCACGACCAGGAAGACAAAAAACAATTGACTTCCCTTTCATTCTTTCTTTAATCGCATCATAATCCCATTCTTCAGTCTTGGGACTTGGTGCTGTTGCTTTTACAGTGAATCCTTTTGCCATAAAGTTTAATCAACCTTCAGATCAATTTTAACAGTTTATATATGCTTTTGTCAATAAGATGGACTACCTTGTGGATCTCCTGACCCAGTGCCTCCACCCCCTCCGATACCTGCAGAAAGTTCTATAAAGTTTAGATCATCTATACTATAGTCAGTCTTCATTAATCCAACCATTTGATGTAAGGTACTCCAAGTTTTTTTAAACTCTTCTTCCCTCAGAGAATGAAATAAACACTGATCCTTTGCATATATGTGATATACTTTGTCCTGTGCAGTCATAAAAAATATCCGGAATTTTTTCTTTCAGTTTTATTTTGTTACTGCATTATATATCAGAACTACACAAAACCCCAGTGCGACAAAAAAGGGCAAGGATAACGAATCATCCAGCCCGCTAATACAACCTTCCAGAAGTTCCAATACGGAGTCCTTCTGCGGGGGTATTGAGGTCTTATCATACTTCCGGAAAAATTTAAAGAGGTTGATACTTAGAGGTCGATCTGTCACCTCTGTAGGTTAGGGACTTAGGGGTTTTTATAAACGCAACGCCGCCACGGCGCTATAACCAACGGCGGCAAAACACTGCCGAATCACTATAATCACCAAGCATAACATAAGTGCCCTCCAGTGTCAACCAGAGGGCACACAGTTAGTATCAGAACTCGATAGGATTCAGCGTAGGACCGTTATCATCAGTCTGCTCAATGTTATCAGCAGTGAGTGTATCCAGAATGGACAGGATCTCACTGCCAGTGTTACCTTGAGCCAGCATCGAAAGCATCACGGTTTTGGACATAATCAGGAAGAAAAGTGTAGTGAACTGTGTGTGCCTAGTTTATACTCATGCGACAGGAGTGAGTTATATCAGGCAGCGATATCTTCAGGGAGAAGATTAACTACTGCTTGGACACCAGCGATATGCAAAGTGCTGACAAATTGCATTGCTTGATTGATAGTGGGAAACTCTACAGTACGCTCCACATTGTCCTGAACGTTAGTGAAAGTGACGGTGCGTGATTGTGTCATGAGAGTGTTAGTGAAGAATGAACGAGTGAGTGATACTTAAGACTAGAAATCGAACACGTCAGAGTTAATCTGAATCACGTTCACTTTGGGGTCGTTGAATGATACTCCGTCAGGCGTCTTAGAGATAAGTCCTTCCAGTGCATCTACGAAGTCTTGATAACTACCTGCCTCCATAGCGAGGTCATACAAACCCTGATCATTGTTGATCCAGAGAGCAACATTCCAGGTCTCATAATTCTCCCAACCGTTATAGGTGGTGTCGAGAACATTGCGTTGATAAGTGACGGTCATTGTGTGTTTGGTAAGTGTTAGCGGGGCAGTGAACTTGTGTCCCCCCCTCATACTACTAGGACACTTTCAAGGTGAGTAACTTTAATGCCCTTACACTTACCAACGATCAGGTGTGCTAAGGTCCTCAACATAAGCATCACATCTCTCTGCAGGTTCCAACTTGAATAACTTCTCCCAGTCAATCTGGTGGGGGTCGAAGTCACCGAACACTGATAGATCCAGAGTGACCCTATAACGCTGCTTCTGTGCTTGTTGATAGGCAACTGACATAAGTTCGCTCCTGTGTGTTATGAGAGTACTATAAGATGCCTGGGGGTCAATGTCAAGACCTTGGGGGTATTTATGAGGGGGTGGTGGATTTTTGAGTGGGGATTGTGGGGATTTTGTGACGCTGGGGTTGACAAAAGTGCGGTCCTTATGTTATGCTCGGTAAGATCACAAGACTCTGGAAGGTTTATAAGGTATTAACACAGATACCTGGAGAGGTTTATAAGGTATCAAAAGGATTACAAGCACCTTATTAACACATAAGACACCTATTTTTCCACAGTTTCAACATACTTTTCCACAGACATGTTGAAAACTCATATACATTTTTTAATACATTTTTAATCGTTTTTTATACATTTTTTACCATAAATCGTACAAATAGGCATTAAAAAAGGCACCTGATGTGGTGCCTCTATCATATACTCAATCAATCCCTAATCGGTATCTTGCATATGCTTTTGCTTCCTTTCTTGACTTGAAACGTGCTTGCTTACCATCGAATCTTAGGGGTTCAAACTTATACCTTAGTTTGTTATTGTGTATAATCTTTCGACTGTAAAAGTACAGAGAGAACATACCTTCTTGCTTCTCATCTTTCGTCTTTTCCTTGTTAATGATGAAAGGCAGATTAACGGTAGTGAGAGT